ATATCAGCTTCAGAATACTCACGACCCTTCTTTGAAGATTGTATAAAGTCAATCAAAACAGACTACCCTATTTATGTTTGCTGGGAAGGTGTTGGACGACCACAAGGAAGCTATGAGCTTGGTGCAATCACACGTGGCGCAGAACTTTTTGACGAGTTTATCTATCTCCACGATACCGTAGTTATAAAAGACAACTCACTCTTTGATAAACTCTTTGCAATAGATGGTCACGTACTTCTTACAAAGGGCGGATACCACTACTTCGGAAAGTATGTCTCAAACGACCTCCCTACTATCCCAAACGTCACCTCAAAAGAGGAAGCGATCCACTGGGAGATACGCTGGTTCACCAAACCGTATACTGTTTTTCAACCAGAACTACCGTTTCACGTCGAACGTTTTGAAGAAAAACACGGTCGTACAAACATGGTTATAGAAAACGATTATTTGATTAAATACAAGGGGACATGGAAATAGATAATGTAACAATAAAAAAGACTAAAGATAATGAGTACGAGCTATCCTATAATGGTATAAAAGCTACGTTCTTAAAAGATGGCGACAAAAACATTACTACGTTTCACAATAAAACAATCAAAAGCATTGATGATATTTTTGATGATGAAGATGTCTCAAAAATATACAAGGTAGCAAGTGATTTATCACGCAAATAACATGGAACTAGGACCTATCCAAACCGAAGACGTACTTCTCCTTCAGGCAGTGATCCGTATGACCTGCCCAAAACAACTTGTAGAACTCGGATATCTAAACGGTTACTCAACACGAAAACTCCTTGAAGCTATGACGGAAGACGCACGACTTACCAGCTACGACAATACCGTCTCATCATCGGATATCACTGATCCACGGTTTACGTTCAAAAACAAAAGCCAGACAGAGTGCGACGAAAAAGGTATCGAATTTATCTTCTTTGACGCGTCACACGACCTGGAGATAAACAAGCAAACCTTTGAAAACCTCGACCTTGCCGAACACTGTATTATCGCCATACACGATACAGGGCTATGGAATAGAATAGTTATGGATACTGGCGGACATTGGGTAGGAGACGGATATGCACACCGCCCCGGAGAAATAGCCTTTGTACAGTGGCTTAAAGAAAAAGGATATAATGCTATAAACTTTCATACATTACGAGAAACCCGTCACGGGATGACATTGCTACAAAAATGAAATACAAATATCGAAAAATAACATAAAAAATTATATGAAACCAGTAAATAAAAAAGAATACGCAGTCGAATGTACAAAACTTATCGTAAACGAGTATGAACCACGTCTTAAAAAGGCTGGTATACCGATAAGTGAAATAAGCAACGTTTTTCCAGTGGTAGATTGTTCACTCCTTGCACAATTCAAACTTGCGGGCATATTTTCACACAAACAACTGAGAAAAGCGTTTGATGACATGGTTTTAGAATATAAAGAAAAACACCCCTAAAGGTGTTATAACCGAGCGGAATAGGACTTGGTAAAAATATGACCAGCCTTACACTCATAGGTCGCAGTAATAAGCTTGGTGCGATAGTCCCACAAATCGGTAAGTTTCTTGCATAAACACTTGCCACAGCTAGGACAAGTAGCGTAATATATATACATAACAATAAGTTTTATACATTATGCCACTCAAAAAGGGATACTCAAAGAAGACGATCAGCTCTAACATTAAAAAGGAAATGAAGGCGGGTAAAAAACTTGCACAAGCACAAGCAATCGCTTTGGACGTAGCACGAAGAGCTAAAAAGAAGAAAAGATAATGGCACACCGAGGACGACCAACAGACTATACACCAGAAATCCTAGCTAAAGCACAAGCATACTTAGACCTAGGATACGCTGAAGATGAAAAGATACCAAGTGTAGCTGGTCTTTCTCGTTTCCTTGGGATAGCACGTTCCACAATATATGACTGGGCAAGTCAAGAGGATAAAGTAGAATTCTCGGACATATTAGAGCAAATCCTTGCAAAGCAGGAATATACGTTGCTAAATAAGGGTATTTCAGGAGAGTTCAACTCAACGATAACCAAACTCGTATTAGCAAAGCAGGGGTATAAGGAAAGCTCAGAGCAAGACATCACCTCAGGTGGTAAACCTATTATCATAGACCACGAACTTGTAGCAAAAAATGCAACTGACACCAGCACAAAAACAAATAGCTAAAGATACTCATCGTTTTCGAGTAGTAAACTGCGGAAGACGATTTGGAAAAACTATCCTTGCTACAGAGGAAATGATCGCCCTGGGACTTCATAGAGAAGCGCGTATTGCATACATTGCTCCAACATACCAACAAGCACGTGATATTGCATGGGAACAACTCAAAAAACGTTTGATAGACGTAGAACCAGAAATAAACGAAAGCAGACTTGAAATACGTTTCAAAAACATACAGGGAACATACAGCACCGTAGTACTTCGTGGATGGGAAAGTATCGAGACACTGCGAGGACAATCCTATGATTTTGTAGTACTCGACGAGGTGGCGTCAATGCGATACTTTTGGGAGGGGTGGCAAGAGGTAATCCGACCAACACTTACCGATAGAAAGGGAGGAGCAATGTTTATCTCTACTCCAAAAGGTTTTAATCATTTTTATGAGCTTTACAACAAAGAGTCCGAGGATAAACAGTTCAAATCGTTTCACTTTACGTCATACGATAACCCAAACATTCCAAGCGAAGAGGTAGACGAGGCAAAAAACCAGCTCACCGAAGATAGGTTTGCACAAGAATATCTTGCAGACTTTCGCAAACAAGAAGGATTGGTATACAAAGAGTTTCAACGTTCACGCCATGTATACAGCGAAGCAGATATTGACGAAGCTGAAGTACTTGCGGGTATAGACTTTGGCTTCACAAACCCAACCTGTGTGCTCACAGTTGTAAGAGATAGAGATAATCGTTATTGGGTAACAGACGAACTGTACCGCACTGGTATGACAAATGACGCACTTGCAGAATATGTTGCGTCTCAAAACTACGACAAGGTGTATCCAGACCCAGCAAGCCCGGAAGCTATCAAACATCTCACTGATAAGCATGTAAACGTATACGAAGTATCAAAAGGTAAAGACTCTATTGCGCTTGGTATAAACAAGGTACGAGAATTGTTCAAGCAAAACCGTATTAAAATACACGAAAGTTGCAAAAATCTCATTTGGGAACTTGAAACATACTCATATCCCGAAAAACGTGCTGACAATAACGAAAGCGAAGTACCTATCAAGGAGAATGATCACGCTTGTTTTACAAAAGACACAAAAATTGAAATACCTATTGGTGAGCAACTATATCAAGTATCCACTGGTATACGTGATGTATATGAGTTTCTTGGTAGCAAGGTTACAAAAGACCACCCATACCTAACAAAAAGAGGTTTTGTTAGGCTTGACGACTTGCGATACTCTGATACCATTATAATATGGAAAAACAAATCGTTGACGGAATTACATTTAGGAGATACCCGAACTCCACGCGCAGTGAGCTTAAAAACTATTTTGTATCTTCTCCAGAGAAACGTTTTGGCTATAAAACTAAACGTCTTCACAGGTATATATGGGAAAAATACAATGGTGAAATACCTAAAGGCTTTCATATCCACCATAAAGACGGTGACACAACTAACAACGATATATCTAACCTCGAAATGGTCAGTCCTAAACAGCACAACACCATACATTACGAAGAAAACCTCCCCAAGTGGCGAAGAAGTATGGATATTGCTCGAAAGTATGCGGTACTGTGGCACAAATCAAAAGCGGGTAAAAAGTTTCATAGCGTGCTCGCTAAAACTTCTTGGAAGCATAAAAAATGGTATACGAAAAGTTGCCAAGTCTGTAACAAAGATTACCAAACGCCGTTCCCAACAAGATCTAAATACTGCCACAATAATTGCAAAGCTAAAGCATTGCGGAAAAGAAGAAGTATTTGCAACGACAACAAGTAGTGGGTTTTTCACTGCAAACAGTGTGGTGGTGTCTAACTGCGACTCTCTTCGTTATGTTATAATGACAAATGTTCCAGTAGACTTCACAAGACAACGCGAGCTATCTCATCGCGTCATTATGAACCGTAACAGAAACAGAAACCAAGCGTTATGACACCAAACGAACAGCGCATTCTTGATATCATACGAACACTCAAACCATTTGAGCGTATCGAGATACAAGCAGACCAAACAGGCAAGCCAGACTACTACATTGTCCATCGTTCCTCAAAAGAAATCCTTGCCAAAAAATAAGACCATTATATACTTATAACAACTTGATGTACCGAAAAACGGACACCGACCACGTTTTTCATGGACCAAGAAATCTCAAAAATTAAAGAAAATTATGAAAAGGGTACTATCACTATCCTTGATGGTTTGACACACTCACAATCAAATATCATACAAAAAGTAGAGTTTTACACTAACTCACAATACCTCAACGGCATGTTTGACGAGTTTAATCGCTACAAGCCGTTTTATAACATCGTCAACTTCCGTGTAAACGTTGCGGTAAAGGCAACAGACCTTGATACCAAGGACATTCAGGTATACGCAGAGAACCCACGCCACGCAGTCCACTCGATGATTTTTAATAAGGAAGTGAAGAACTGGATGCGCGAAGAAAACTTTGCAAAGACACTCAACACGATCGGATTTACCCGTGCAAAGTATGGTGGTGTACTCGTCAAAAAGGTGATGAAAAATGGTCGCCTTTGTATCGAAGTACCAGAATGGAAAAACCTCATCACTGACCAAGTAGATATTAAAAACGGTGTAAAGATTGAAAAGCACTACCTCACTCCAGTACAGATCCAAAAGAAACGACAGGTATTGGACAAGCTCGATGAGAACTGGGACGATGTCATGAGACTTATTGAACAGCTTGACGATGGTATGTACACCAACTCAAGTCGTTTGTGTGTCCTCGAAGTAGAGGGTGAGTTTGAAAACGAATACATAAATGAGACCCCTGAAGAAGAATACTCACTCCAAAGACACATTATTGTTTGCGACATTAACGAGGAGCCTAAAATCCTCGTACACTCAGAGAAACTCAAGGAGTCGGCATATAAGTATCTCCCGTGGCTTGAGGCTTCAGGTCGTGGACTCGGTATCGGTATCGTAGAGGACGGCTTCAATGCGCAATACGCTACCAACGACATGATACTCAAGCAGAACGATATCCTCGAACTTGCTGCAAAAGCTATTGTCATCACTGACTCAAACACTATCGAAAACAACATCCTTTCAGACACCAAGACGGGTGACATGATCAAGGTAGAAAAGGGTGACCAGACACAGGTACTCAACCTTATGCCTGCGTCATTCCCTCAGCTTGAGCAAATCAAAAAAGCGTGGGATGAGCAATACTCTCGTATCTCATCATCATTTGAGGCAGTTACTGGAGAAACCATGCCATCAGGCACTCCGTTTCGCTCTATTGCTATCCAAAACCAAGAAGCGCAGTCAACCTTCAACTATCGCCGTGAAGAAATGGGTATTTTCCTACGAGAAATCTTTACTGATTGGATTATCCCGTACCTTGCAAAGAAACTTTCAAAACAGCACATTCTCGCTTCAGACTTTGAGGATGATGAGCTTGCAATGATTGACGAGGCTTTTGCTGCACAAACCGCAAATCAGTTTGTTATTGACCAACTACTTGCAGGAAAGGTAACCACACAAGAGGAGTACAACGACATGATCGCTGCACAAAAACAGCTCCTTGCATCAACTTTCAAAAAGCGACGCTTCCTTGATATCCCAGATAACTTCTTCAAAGACGTAGAAATGAAGCTCGATATCATCACGACAGGTGAACAGGTAAACAAAACAGCGGTATTTGAAACTATCTCAAACATGATTGCAGTCATCGCGTCTAACCCAGCAGTCACACAAGATCCTATCCTCAAGAAACTACTTGCAAAAGCTATCGAACTATCAGGAATTGGTATCAACATCGACGCTCTCATGGCACAAGTTCCCACTTCAGTACCAAACACCCCGCAAAACGCACCACAGGGCTCTACAGAGGCATTACAGGCTCCATCTGGTATGCAGCCAGAACCCAGCATTCAAGCATAACTATGTCACTCAAATCATTTGTACAAGATAAGACAACATTCCAAGAGGTTTTTACCTACCTCATCGACTATGTAGACGCATACGCACTCAAAAAGGTGTACAAGGGCGAAGATGTCTCAGGTATTAAAGACGCTATGGAAATAATCAAACAAGCACAACGCTCAATGGTTATTGAAAATACAGAAAATACAATAAAGAAAGTTGATAGAGCACTCTAACTATCGCCGTTTTGTATTGTTCGGCAGAATAAATACAACATTATCCAAGTAACAGACGAGGGGTAACGTCTTAAAATAATGCTCTTATTACTATGGAAGATGAAACACAGGTAAATACAACCGCCGAAGAGTTGGATACTGAGACTACAGAAGAAACTACTACAGATGACACTACGGTGGAAACTGATAGTGAGGACATTCGCTATCTCAATCAAAAGAAGCGCGCAGAAAAGGCGGAAGCCGAGCTTAAAGCTCTTAGGGAAACAATGAAACCCCAAGAGAAACCTGCAAAGAAAGAAGCGCAAAAAAACATTACAAGCGACCGAGATGAAACGTTTGTTATTTCAGTGCTTGGTTCAAAAGGTCTTTCGTATGATGAAATCAACACATACCTTGAAAAAGCTAAGAAGATTGCACAGGTAGAGGATATTTCCCTTACTAAGGTGCTTGACTCAGACTACTTCAAGGCATTTGATAAGTCATTCCAAGATACTAAGAAACAAGAACTTGCATCCCTCGGCGCTTCAAAAGGTTCTGGTGGTGCTGTGTCTAAAAAGACACTACAAACACCAGGACTTTCAGACGAGGAGTTCAAGGCGATGCTGTCTAAAACGCTTCGCGGTCAATAACATTAAAAATAATTTATGGCACTTGGAACTAATGGTTACACACGTGCAGACCTTGTCTCAATTCCTGAGATTTGGGGTCAGCGCATCAACGATTATTTCTTCCGAAACCTCAAGCTCGCTAAGTTCTTCGTAGACCGAAGTGACGAGCTTATGGACGGTGGAGATATTCTTCACACTATCAACGGAAGCTCTTACTCAGCTTCAACAAAGACTAACAACGCTGAAGTTACACTTACTTCTCCACAAGAGACTAAGCAAGACCTCACCGTTTCAACATGGAAGGAAACTTCTCTCTTGTTTGAAGACCGAGAATGGGCACAGATGATGAAGTCATCAGCGCTTCAGAGTTCATACTTTGAAGGAGCGGCACATTCAACGGCTAAAGCTCTTGACGATGCTATTGCAGCACTTTTCTCTGGTTTCTCAAACGTTGTTGGTAACTCAACTTCAAACGTTTCTCTTTCAACTTTGATGGAGGCGATTGCAGTTGCTACCTCTAACGATGTACCAGGATTTGATGTTGGCTCTGCTGATACAGCATTCATCCTTCACCCATACACCGCATACCGACAGGTGGGTATTCTTGACAACTTTGTACGTTACGATGCTACTGGCACTAACGGCACAGTTGCTCAAACACTTTTCCCTTCTGTACTTGGCATTCAGGTTATCGTAACATCTGCTGTACCTAACGTATCTGGTACATCAGGACGCTACAACCTCCTTGCTCACAAGGACGCTATCCACTGGGCACGTCTTAACTTCCCAGTTAAGTCAGACCGTGGTTACGTTGGTACACAAGGTGTTCGTGTTCAGGAACAGTACATCCAGAACTACCTCGGAACTCTCATCACCGCAGACCTCTGCTATGGTGTTGTAGAAAATCGAGACAACGCTGGTGTTGCAATCCTCTCACACGCAACATACGCTGTATAACACTCGTGTTATACTAGCAATACAAGTTTTCTAACTTGTCTATCGGGCTCACTGCTCTCAGCGATGCCCGATACGAGAGCAGATAAGAGAGAATAAAACTTATGCACAAAGATAGAGAAATACGAAACGCTAAAGGTGAGCTTATTCACTTTGAAAAACCTGGATACGGTCTCATGATTAAAGATGGAATTATTGTGAACCAAGAATCCTACAACCTATTTATGGAAAGACAGAAACAAAATAGTGTTGCACCAACATCTGCAGACCCAGCACTTGTTGAAAAGACAAAACAAGAAGAAGCAGAAATACTTGGGGGCGGAAAGAAACGAATAGATGAAATAGAGAAAAAGGTCGATGCTATAGGCGATACACTATCAGCGATACTACATAAGCTAGATGAAAAAAGTTAAAGCATTACACGTTACAGGTTTCTGGTCTGGTAACTTCTATTACAGGGGATTTCTCCCGGCAATAGCGAACGGATACGAAGCAGAACCAGAGTTCATAGACGGCGAGTCTCGAAACAATGGACAAAGACTTGTTCAAAAGATAGACCGAAATGATGTTGTTATGTTTCAAAGACCCAACAATAGCCACATTGTTGAACTTATGGCACTAACTAAACAAAAAGGGAAAATCGTTATATTTGACGATGATGATACGTTCAAGGTTGGCGATGGTATTGTTCCACAAAATGATGAGGAGCGTGAGATGGCAGATAAGGTAACTAAAAACAGAACGAAGGCACTGCGTATTTGTGATGGTGCTATCTGTACAACAGAGTTTCTTGCACAAGAGCTACGAGAGATACAACCAAATACTGTAGTGATACCAAACTGTATAGACCCCGATGATGAGGGTGAGAGTGATGAAAATACTACAGGAATGCCCAGGGTACTCGTGCTGGGTTCAGTTGTATCAAACGATGACTGGCATATAGCGAGAAAAGCAATAGAATCAGTAAAAGATAGAGTAACATTCGTACTTATGGGTGTACCAGAAAAAGGTAAGTATGGTACATACGATAAAGATATGGAGTTCTGGGATACACTCCCACACATTGAAAAACACGGCTTCACTGTATTCGGTGACTACTACAACACAATACAATCTCTCGCTGTAGATGTTGCAATAGCACCAAGGGCTGATAATTACTTCAATAGATGTAAGTCAAATCTAAAGTTTCTCGAAGTGTCGCTATTTGGTATACCATTCATAGGTCAGGCATTTTCTGATGGTATGAGTCCATACCAAGTAAATAAAGATGATGCTGATAACCTAATACTTGCAGAAACAGAGGATGATTGGGTTAGAGAATTAGAGAATATAGCGAATAACAAAGATTGCTATAAAGAAATTGGAAAGAAAGCGAAAGAGTATGTACTTCGTGAGTATGATATAAATAAACACGCTCATAAATACGAAGATTTTTATCAGTCACTATTAAATTAAACATGGAAACAACAGATATAAAATACGATGAGACAAAATCAGTTGAGGAAAGTATCGCAGTATTTTCTAAAATTGGGGACTCTCTAAAAGACTATATGGAAATAGGTTCAAACGGTAAAATTGCTTTTGAACTTACAGACAATAAAGCACTTGCGATGTGGTCTAAGCACATTAAACCACTTTCGGATGGTATAAAACCACTACAGGACGAATTACTTGCACTTGATGAAAAACGCGCTGAATACGAAAAAGAAGTACGGGAACATCTTGAAAAAATGGATAAAGTAAAGAGTGATATGGATGCACTTATACTAAAACGAAACAAGTTCATCACCCGTATATCGCCTATCATTATCCGAGAGTATCAAGATAAACTAAATAAGTACCAACAGTTTGGTTCTATTATTGAGGACAAGGGAAAGGTATTTGTAACGGTACAAGATAAGCTCGCAGCGTTTCTCAGTGGATATGAAAAACTACTTGAAAAACACGAGGAACGTGTAACGAAGAAAATATCACCAAAAATACAGTCAGACAATTGACTATTTATTCAACAAGATACATAATATACAAAGCACCGAAAAACGGGCTCCAACACGGAGCTCGCTTTTCTTTTATCTATGACATTCAACGACACAACAAATAAATCAGGTGCAATTCAAGAGTGCGAAGCGTGGCTTTTTGGTGGCAACTACGGTTCCATTTCAGGAAATCCAACTCTCTTATCACGTTTTACTGCGCTTATCAATGAGGGGCTGAACGACACCGAAATAGAAATCTTTAAATCTGATGGAAAATGGCAGTATGATGATAGTAACAACACAGATCTTCCAGTAGCAACAACAGATCTAGCGTTTGGAACAACAAACTATACCCTTGATCTATCTCATCTTAAAGTACACGGCGTAGAAGTAAAAAATAAAACAGGTGATTATGTACCGCTAGCACAAATTGACTACCGTAACATACGTCAATCTGGTCAGTCAGACACAGAGTTTATGGAGTCTAACGGTCTTCCGCTATACTATGATGTAGTTGGTGACCAACTTAAACTATATCCAGCACCAAGTTCAACAGAAACAACATCTTCGGATGGTCTTCGTGTAATATACCAAAGAGAGCCATCATACTTTACCTCAACAGATACTACAAAACAGTTTGGTATCCCGCGCGTTTTTCATGCTATGCCAGTTTTGTTTGCCTGTTCAAGGTATGCAAAACAAAATAGTATGACAGATAAGGCGAGAGAGCTTGACGCTGAAATAGAAAGAAAGCGCCAAGATATTAAAAGTTTTTTTAACAGTCGGAATGTAGATAAGCGAAAAAGTATTAGACCAGCTTATCGTTCCGCGATGTAATTATGGAAGACACACTTAAATTAAAAGGAACATACACCATTGAGGTACGAGATACTTCAGGAAATGTAACAAAAAAAGAAATAAACAACCTTGTGGTAAACGCAGGTCTTGCACAGCTTGCTCTTCTTGCGGGAGACGCAAGTGCAACACCATTCACGTATCTTGCGGTTGGAACAAGTACGACAGCTGCTGCTGCATCTCAAACAGCACTTCAAGCAGAAATTACTGACACAGGACTTGCACGAGCATCTGCAACGGTATCACGAGTTACTACAACAGTAACGAATGACACACTTCAGCTTGTGTACACATGGACAGCTTCAGGAACCAAAACAGTAGAGGAAGTCGGTGTATTTAACGCTGCATCAAGCGGTACAATGCTTTCACGAGCATTGACTGGTTCAACCCCTCTTGTAAACGGATCGCAGCTCTCAATCACTTATAAACTAAAATTTAGCTAACATGGCTCTAGCCGTACGCTCAACATCATCAGCATCATTTACAACGGGTAGTGTTGTAATAACAAAGCCATCAGGACTTGCTGTTGGCGATTTGATGGTTGTATGCTCGTACGTCATAAACGGTATACACCTTACAGAACCAGTGGGATTTAATGTTATCAACAGTGTTTCAAATACCGCTGTTGGTCGTTTGTATTATAAGTTTGCAGACTCATCAGATGTTGCTGCGTCAAACTTCACGTTTACAAACGGTGGTGGTGGAAACGCTGCGGCGCACATGCTTGCTATAACTGGAGCAAATACGACAACACCAGCAAGTATTTCAGCTACAGCAACAGGTTCAAGTGCATCAGCAACATTCTCACTCTCAGTTACACCAGATGAAAACGACAGCCTCCTTATCTTTCATGTTGGTGCGTATGTAGGAAGTGGCTCAAGTATTACCTCATCGGGATACTCAATAGTAACCTCAAACCCATCATGGACTGAATCTGTAGACCAAAATGTCAATAGCTCGAACTCTGGTCAAATGGCGGTCGCATACGCATCAAGAAGTGCAAAGACAGCAACAGGTGACGCATCTGTAACGTTCACATCGGGTAGTGCGTTCTTCGGCATGATGCTTGTGGTACGACCCCAAATACAAGTGACAATATCTGAAACCTCAACACTAACAGAAAATATAATCCCTAGCTATGGAAAAACAATAACTGATACCACCTCAACAGCTGAAACAATAACCACTACAAAAGGTCGGGTGTGGAGAAAAGAAACAAAGCCATCTACAACATGGAGAACAACAAATAAATAATATGACAAACGAAGAGATTACAAACAAAATAAATGATATTCAAGCGCAACTAGATGCACTTAAAAGTTACGCAACAATCCCTATTGATATCGGTGAAGCCATAAAAGCTCGTATTATTGGTCAAAACCAAATTGCTGTTGGTCAGTCAACAAGTGGTACACCTGGAACACTTACTGTTACTGATACAAACGGGGTAAACCCACCAACAAACTACACGGTCTGTGCGCCATTTACAAAACAACTCATCATTCGTCTTGGTGATGTAACTTATATAGTACCAGCAAACTAACATGAAAATCCGCATCCCATCACAATCAAATCCAATCCTTCAGCAAGTAAACAACTCAAGTATACTTGGTACTCTCAATGGTTCTTTTAACATTGATTTAACATCAGATTTGGGAAAAATTAAAACAACAAAAACACT